ACACCGCGTTGATCGTCGGCGGCCAGGTGGCCACTGGCGATCTGGTGGCTGTGGAAGTCGGTAGCGACACTGCAGCCGCTCCCGGCGTCGTTCTGGTGCGTGGCGCGCTTGCCGCCTTAGAGGCTGGGAGCGACACGGCGGCGGTTGGCGGTGCGGTCGTGGTGCAAGGGGCCATGTCGGTTAGCGAGACCGGCTCGGATGCGTTCGCGGCGTCGGGATCGCTCTCGGGAGCAATCAACGGCATTGTGGGAGCCACCGAGATCGGGGCCGACACCATGGCTTCGACTGGCGTCGTGCTCGTGGCCGGTGCGATGGTTGCAGCCGAGGTTAGTTCGGATAGCGCCGACATGGTGGGCGCGGTGCCTGTGGTTGGCCTTCTCGCGGCAAGCGAAGTCGGTTCGGACACCGCATTGATCCTTGGCGATGGAGTTGAACCAGAGCCCGAGCCTGGCCGACTTGGCGGCTTTGTGCTCGTTGATTTTGAGTCGCCCCGGTGGTGGAAACGCAAGCCCAGGGCCTTACCTGCACCGGTTGCCGAGAAGCGTGTCAAGAAGGTAGCCAAGGCGATCGACGAGATCGCGACCGAGAAGATCAAGCACGACGAGCCGATTCGGCAGAAGGACGTGCGCGCCGAGCTTGCGCCGCTGCTCGCGGAAATGCCTGGGTTCGACTGGCGTCCAGTTTTCCGGGCCGTGGTGGAGTTCCGCCAGGCCGAAGCCGCACGCGAACAGGCCATGGCGGAGATCGAGCGCATTCGGGCTATCGAGCGCGATGACGACGACGTAATGGTTCTTTTGATGAGCTTTTGAGGGAAAACATGGACCGACAAGCAGAAACCGACGCCGTTCGAGTTGCCCGCCAAGCGGCCGACGTGCTGGGAAACGAGGCCTATAAGAAGGCCATGGCCTCGATGAAGTCCCAAATCGTTGACCAATGGAGAGAAGCACCGATTCGTGACCGGGAGGGCCAGATGGTCCTCCTGCAGCTCGCCAAGATCGCCGAGAAGTTCGAGGGCATCCTGGCCGGCTACATCGAGGGCGGAAAGCTGGCCCAGCGCCGCCTCGATCTGGATGCCGAGCGCAACGAGAACGCAGCACAGCGAGCCGCGCGCAAGGTCGGAAGGGCCTTTCGGCGCGAGAACGATTGATTTTCGGCGGGCACCCGCCTTGTGGCCTCCGCAGTGATGCGTGCCGTAACCCTCTCTGGTGCCGTGAGAGTGGGTTTTGATTGAAAGATTGCTATGTCATTGACCGGACAAGGTGGCGACACCCCCGAAAGCATGGACGACCTCGCTGATTTCCTCGTCGATAACCCCGAGGCCGACGAATCGCTGGAAACAGAGGAAGCAAACCCAGATGAGCCCGACAAGGGTTCAGGCGAGCGCGCTGCAGAAGAGGGCGATGAGCCTTTGGAAGACGAGCCCGAGCAGGAAAGCACTCGCAAGCACAAAGTCACCGTCAAGGGCGAAGACGGCGCCGACCAAGAGGTCGAGGTTGACGAGAAGGAACTGATTGCCGGCTACCAGCGCCACGCGGACTACACCCGCAAGACGCAGGAACTCGGCAACAAGGAACGCGAGATCACGCAGGTTCTCGCCCAGAAGCACCAAGAGGCGCAAGGGCACTACCTGCAGCAGGCACAGATGGCGCGCCTTGCTGTGGTCCAACTCGCGAACCTGAAATCTCCCGAAGAAATGGCGGCGCTGTCCGTAACGGATCAGGTCGCATGGGTGCAGGAGCAGCAGCGTGCAACCGCTGTCCGCAATGTGTTGGCGCAGATTGAGCAAGGCATCCAGCAGGAACAAGCCAAGTTCAATCAACAGATCGAGCAGAACCGCAAGACGGCGCTCGATCAAGCGTGGAGCGTGCTGCGAGGTGAAGGCTTTGACAAGCCCAAGCTCGAAGCGCTCTTCACGAAGTCCGCCAAGGCATACGGCTTCACCCAGGAGGAACTGGCAACGGTGATGGACCCGAAAGCGGTCCTCGTGTTGCAAGACGCCATCAAGTACCGGGAGCTGAAAGACAAGAAAGCTGAGGTCACGAAGCAGGCCAAACAGGCCCCGCCGCTTCCCGCCCAGCGTCAGAGCGCGCCCAAACAAGAGCAGCGAATGAAGACCCTCAACAACCGGTTTGCCTCGGGCAAAGCCAAGTTGAGTGACCTCGCCTCTTTCATCGCAAACACCTGAACATAGAAAGGAGGCCTCGAAATGGCCATCCCGTCGAATACCTACACCCGTGTCAGCGCTGGCAACAACGTCCGCGAAGACCTGATCGAGAAGATCACCCTCACCAACCCAGAGCAGACCCCCGTGATCTCGGGCTCTGGCAGCACCACGGCCGACAACACGCTGCACGAGTGGCAGCGTGACGCCCTGCGCGCGCCCGACAAGGACAACGCCGCCTTGGACGGTGACGACGCCGTGGCGACCGCCAAGACCAAGCCCTCGCGCGTCGGCAATACCTGCCAGATCTTCGACGACGTGGTGCAAGTCTCGGGCCGTGCCGAGCGCGTCAAGAAAGCCGGCATGAAGTCGGCCATGGCCTACTACAAGGCCAAGGCGTACAAGGAGCTGCAGCGCGACCAGGAGGCCGCCGTGGTGTCCAAGAACGTCGCCGTGGAAGACAACGGCACCAACGCCGGCAAGCTCGCCGGCCTGGGTCGTCTGATCTACACGAACGCTCTGCACAACGGTGCGGGCGCGACCCCTGCGCACACCTCCGGTGCCGCCACCTCGGCGATCACCGCCGGCACGAACCGCGCCTTCACGGAAGCCCTCCTGAAGACGGCGATCCAGCAGACCTACACCAGCTCCGGTATCACCCCGCCTCAAGCGGTGATGTCGCCGGCCCACAAGGTGGTTTTCTCCGGGTTTGCTGGCATCGCGCTCAACCGCGTGGAGATCAAGGGCGAGAAGCAGGGCAAGATCGTTGGCGGCGCTGATGTGTACGTGAGCGACTTCGGGAACCTCGAAGTCGTGCCGCACTACATCATGGCCGGCGCTGATTACGTGCTCGGCCTGAACAGCGAGTACATCGATGTCGCCTACCTGCGCAGCTACAACGCCACGCCGCTGGCCAAGACCGGCGACAGCGTGAAGGAGCAGGTGCTTGTGGACTCCACGCTGGTCCTGCGCTCGGAAATCGCGCAGTTCAAGATCGACAACCTCACGCCGTAATGGCCCAGGGCGGGCCTCACCGCTCGCCCTGTCTTTTCTCCAAAGCCACCGCTAACCACGGTGGCTTTTTCTTTGGGAGGTTACATGTCCGATGGATTCACTGAGAGCGTGACAGTTGACGAGGGCGTCAACGAGCAGGGTGTGCGCACGCAGCTCCACTTTGAGAGCGACGGCGGGCTGGTCCTGCAAAAGACCTTCGACGCTGAGCCGATCCTGAAAGAGGCTGAGCATGCGCGGCAGTCCACCGCCGGCATGCGCTGGGGTGAAGGTCGAATCGTCGGGACCATCGATCCCGTGGCCTACGGCCGGATCAGCCAGATCAAGGACCGTGCCGAGCGTGACCAAGCCATCCTCGCCTACTTCCGGGAGCGGCCCGCCTTCGTGAAGTTCGATCCCTACTACAAGACGCTGTTTGGCGCGCGCAAGGCATGAACTACGCCCAATTGAGCCAGGCCATTGCGGACCTCATGCACCGCACCGACCTGAGCGCGTCCATCCCGACATTCATCTCCCTGGCCGAGGCCGAGTTGAATCGCGACCTGCGCGTGCGTCAGATGGAGGTGGACTTGGCGCTCACCTCGATCACGGACAACATGATCACGCTGGCGACGGACATCGTGGACGTGAAATCCCTCTGGGTGCCCGGCTTCGAGGGAACGCCTCTTGAGCCCAACGGCTTCGATGCCGTGTTGGCGAACGGCCTCACCGGCCGGCCCACAATGTACGCGCGCAAGGGCGCGAAGGGCGTGTTCTTCAATGGCAGCGGGGACGTGAAAGGCGTCGTCTTCCAGAAGATCCCCGGGCTCGGCGACTCCACGCCTGAGAACTGGCTGCTCGACGAGCATCCCGACGTGTACCTGTACGGGTCTCTGAAGCAGGCGGCGATCTACGCGAAAGACGACATCACGGTTTATGACGCGCAGTACGCGGGCGCACTGGCCGGCGTGACCGGCACCAGCAAGCGCATTACCGGCTCCATGCGGATTCGCACGCGATGACGCCGATCCTTGGTTTCGCCCCTGACGCTGAGCCGACGACGCCGGGTGTCCTGGCGGATTGCGCCAACCTTGTGCCCACGCTCAACGGCATGGCCGGCGGCCCTTCCGAGCAGCAACCCGCAGACGTGCCAGTTCTTGCCGGCCCGTGCCAAGGCGCGTCGGTGGCAACAATGCTGGACGGTACGCGGCGCATCCTGGCGGGCACTCAAACGCACATCTACGAGCTGTCTGGTGGAGTTTGGACCGATCAAAGCAAGGTCGGCGGCTACACCGGAGGCGCTACTTCGCGATGGTCGATCGCCCAATTCGGTGACGCAACGATCATGGCGAACCGCGCCGACACCATCCAAGCATCGACTGCGGGGGCGCTCGCCGACATCTCCAGTGCGCCAAAAGCCGAGATCGTGTTTTCGGTGGGCAACCAGGTGATGGCGCTCAACGTCAACGACGGCGCAGAAAAACCCGATGGCTGGCATTGCTGCGCGGTGTTCGATCACACGAATTGGACGCCTTCAAACGCCACTCAGGCCAACAAGGGGCGGATCGTCTCAACCCCTGGCCCGCTGACCGCTGGCGCACGCCTCGGTGAGTACGCGGTCGCCTACAAAGGCCGATCCATGTTCCTCGGCCAGTACGTTGGAGCCCCTGCGGTGTGGGATTGGACCCAGGTGTCGGGCGGCGATGCTGGGTGCGTGGGTAAGAAGGCCATCTGCGACGTTGACGGCGTGCACTTCTTCGTCGGTGAAGACAACTTCTGGCTGTTCGACGGAACCCGCCCGGTGCCTCTGGCTGACGGCACGCTGCGGGACTGGTTCCAGGCCAACAGCAATCCGTCGTTTCGATTCCTGATTGAGTGCGTCTACAACCGTGCCACGAATCAGGTGTGGATTTTCTACCCATCGGCCGACTCGCAGACGTTGGACCATACCTTGATCTATCACGTCAAGTCCAAGCGCTGGGGCAGGGCGAACCGGGTGATTCAGGCCTCTCTCGAATACATCTCGCCGGCCGCGACGATCGATGAACTGACCGACTACGCGTCCACCATCGACACATTGCCAGACATCGGGCTTGATTCGCAATACTGGCTCGCGGGCGGTCGATCGCTGTCGGTTTTCGACGGTGGCAACCAGCTCAAAAGCCTGTCCGGCGAGTCCACGTCAAGCGAGATGGAGACCGGTGACGCTGGCGAGGACGACGGCGTTTCTCTGTTCAAGGGCATGACGCTGCGCTTCAAGGTCGAGCCTACCTCGGCCACCATGAGCACGTTCAACAAGCGCACCAGCGGCGCAGCATTCCAGGCTGGACCCGTGGGCACCATGAGCGATGGGAAGTTCGATGTGCTGATCACTGCTCGGTGGCACCGCGTGCGTTTCCACTTCAACGGCCCGACCCATGTCACCGGCATGAAGCCCAACGCCGCACCGGCAGGAAAGCGATGAACCTCAATACCACGCCACGAATTTCGGCGGACCCTCTTTTGGTCCGTGAGCTGCGCGAGCACGCGCGCCAGGTCAACCTGCTTTCAGAAGGTCGCATCTCGGCGGTGAACAACGCTCAGTCGAGCATGCCCACGGCGGGGGAGTACGCGATTGGCGATTTCGTGCGGAACAGCGCACCGGCTGAGCTTGGATCGGCCGCGAGCAAGTACGTGATTTTTGGCTGGATCTGCACCGACGACAGCCCGCTCACGTTCGTGCAGATGCGGTTTCTGACGGGCAATTGATGAAGCTCATACCTGTTCCATCAACCCACATTGACTATGCCTGGGATCGAGACGGCGCGAACTGCCTCGCCGAAGCCTGCGCAACGTCCAGTGGCGACATCACCGGCGATCAGCTCCGCATGCTGCTATCGCGCGGTGAGCGCGTGCTGATCCGCATGGAAGACGACGACGGCGCGGCCGCTGGCTGGGGGGCTGTGTTGGTCGAGCAGCTGCCCAACGTGCGCATTCTTACTGTCACCAGCATGACCGCCCACAACGGCCACTTCGAGCGCTTCTTCGAGGAGCTGAAGAAGCTGGCCAGGCTCTACGGCTGTTCCAAGGTTCGATGTGCCGCCAAGCCTGCACAGGCCCGGCTCTACCGCCAAAAAGTCGGGTTCACGCCCGTTTACGAAATCTTAGAGGTATCCGCGCTATGAACATCAGCAAGCGGCATTTGTACGCCCTGGGCGAAACCCTGGGCGATTGCGTCACCCGTCAAGAGGCGGGCCGCGTTGTGTGCGGCGGTGGTGGGGGAGGCGGTCAGTCCACGACCGTGCAATCCATACCCGACGAACTCAAACCCCTGGCATCGGCCTATACGCAGACTGCGATCGGCCTGAACAACACGCCATATCAGGCGTACCAAGGGCAGCGGTTTGCCGACCTGAACGGTGTCCAGATGGCGGCCCTCAACGCCACGGCAGACCGGGCAATGAACGGATCGGCGACCAATCAAAACGCCGAACAGCAGTTGAACCAGGTGATCGCTGGCGGGAACACAAACCCATACCTCGACCAGATGGTCGGCAAGGCGCAGGAGTCAGTGCGGTCTGGCTTCAACACCGCCGCAGTGAACTCGGGTTCGTTCGGCAATGCTGGGCTCGCTGAGCAGTACGGCAAGCAAATGGGCGATGTGGCAACGCAGATGTACGGCCAGGCCTACGACCAAGACCGCGCGCGCCAGATGCAGGCGATCGGCATGGCGCCTCAGTTCGGCAACCTCGCCTATGACGACGCGGCCAAGCTCATGAGCGCCGGCCAAACGCTGCAGGACCAGCAGCAGCAAGGACTGGATTTCAACTACCAGCAGTCCACAGAAGCGAAGCAAGACCCCTATCGCAAGTTGGCGGCCATGGGCGGCGTGTTCGGCACCAACCTGGGCCAGTCGGCCACGACGACCCAATCCAGCGGAGGCAAATGATGAATTTTTGGCAAGCGGCATTGTTGGGCGCGGCGGCTGCTGCGACGGGTGGGGCGGCTCTGGCAGCAGCTCCTGCGGCTGCAGCAGGAGGTGCGGCTGCGGCTGGTGGTGCAGCAGCCGGTACGGGTGCAGCACTCGGTGCAGGCACCGCAGCAGGGGCAGGCACGGCTGCGGCGGGCACTGGCGGCCTTCTGGGCACAGGTGCGGCTGCTGGAACGGGCGCGGCCACGTCGGGCGGCCTGTTGGGCGCTGCGACCTCGACCGGGGCAACCACCGGGGCGGCTACGGCCGGCGCTGGCGCTGGATCGACCACCGGGACAACGATTGGCGGTCTCCTGGGCAATCCTGGCACGGCGGCCACCTACGGCACCGGCCTGGGCACTGAGCAAACGGCGATGCTGGCCGCTCAAGATGTCGGCATGCCTGGCGCGACGAACTACCTCGGCGGTGCTACGAAACTGGCGACCGAGGCAAAGCCCTACATTCAGGCGGCTCAGACCGGCATGCAGTTCGCGGGCCAACCCGAGCCACCGCCTCAAGCGCCAGCGCTGGGCCAGACGACCAACGTCGGCCCGCAGACGCTGAACCAGCTCGTGAGCGAGATGAAC